CGCGCTGCGTTGGTATGCGCGGGCTAGGCATTGCCCTCCAGCTCGGCGGCGATGGCCAGGAGATCGTCGGCATCAACGACAAAAGGTCTTAGATCCGCAAACTCTTCTGGCACATTGGAGTAACCAAGTTGATCTACAGCAGCTCGCAGGGCGGCGGCAATTGCGGGCAGGTAATGCCAGTCATCTGGCTTTCCACTGGCAACACGGTTGAACTCCCAGAAGACTTGTTGCGCGGCGGGGGAGAGGTCAGTCATCGTCATCCGGCAACTTTGCAATTAAGCGCTCCAGATACCAGCGAGCCTTCATCAAATCCTGCCGTGGATCATCTTTACACCAGCAGCGCTCAACATACTTAAGCACCTGCCACTGCAGACCTCCCAAAACGGGATCTGGCGCAAACTGCACAGCATCCTCAATTTTGTCAATCACCTCAAATTGACGCATCCCACTGGCGTAATGCGTGGGATGGTTGACTGGATCGTTCACTGAAAATACCCCTTGGATTGTTGAACAGTGCCGTCGTTTTGGTAGTGCCCACGCGCTGCATAAGTAAGTTGCGGTACTCCTGCTAAGCGGTGAACTACAAGCTGCCCAATGCGCATCCCATGCCAAATCGGAATCGGATGGAACCGCCTGATGTTGCTCAGCTCCAGTGTCAAGATCCCGGAAAATCCGCTGTCTGCAAATCCGGCCAAGCTGTGCTCAATCCCTTCCCTGGCACGGGAAGACTTGAGCATGAACTGCACCGCGCAGTCATCAGGCACCGTGATGCGCTCCAGTGTTGCCGCAAGCAAAAACTCACCCGGCGCCATGAAGTACGGCGACTCCTGACTGGTGTCCCCGATGCTGACCTGCTGGAACTCAGTCGCAAGCTGAGTCTCAAACAAGATCGTCGGCCCCAGTCGTACATCCAGCGAACAGGGATTTACCAGTGCTGGGTCGTACTGATCGACAAGGCCCTGTTTGCACAGGGCCGCAATTTGCGAATCACACAAAATCATCAGCTATGGAGCGTGACAACGTTGGATACAGCCGGCTCGACATGTTTCCAGGTCTTGCCGTACTTGATGCAGTTGATCGTGGTGGGATGCACCCCGTACCGCTTAGCCAGCTTGACTGCAGATAACTCCTTGGCGATCAAGATGCGCTTGATCTCCCGCACATCTGCCTCACGCAGCATCTCCCGCTTCTTGCGGCGAGACACACGAGTCTTAGGTTGAGACTGGGGCTGCTTGACGGTTTTGACGGTTTCCGGAGTTTTTTGCTCCAGTTCGAGGGTGACGGTCTGGGCGCAGCCGACGATCCGCGTCAGGTTCTGAATGATGTCAGACGCTGCCTGGATATTGGTCAGCAGATCGTGGGTTTCTTTGTCAGAGAGAAGAGTGAGCATGAGAGTTGGTTGAACGTTGTGCAGTGTAGTACTCAATCAGCCTGTTTGGCATAAGCCCGTTGAATCGCAATAAGAGTCTCAGCTGGGACACTGAGAATCTCGAAGAGCGCCAGGGCGGCTAGGCGGTCAGGCGTAACAGTGTCAGCAGCGGCAAGAGTGTCAGAAACTCGCCGATGAAGCTGACAGAGGTTGCGTGGGGCGACCCACGTCGAGTCGCCCGGTATCGGCTCCGTGCCGTAGCCCCAGTCGTCGTAATCCTCCTCATTCCGCGTCGTCCTCGCCAAAGTCGTAGAGATCGGACTGGTCCACCACCTCCCAGTTCTCGATTCGGTCCTCGAACATGCGCCGGAGTCCTGCATCGGTAGCTGGAATTACGTCTTCATCACAAAAGTAGAAGGAGCCTCGGCACACGGCAGGCCCCCATTCGGCCGGCTCTTCCATGGTGGGCGGATGCACCACGACCACATCATCGACCAGGGCCTCGACATGGCACGTCCCATCCACCCCAAAAGAAAGGTCCAACACTGCGAGAACATCAGCCACGGCTCACCTCCTCAACACGATGGCCGGTCAACTGCTCCATCCACGTGTCCCAGCTCATCTTGAGCCATTGCTCCATGTCTTCCAAGCGTTCCAGCTGGTGCCTGTCGTAACTGGCGCTGAGACCGTACTTCTCGGTGTTTGCGATGCGTTCTTTGATGCTGGTGATGGCCCAGCGGGTTGCGAAGTAGTACTCGCTGAGCTTGCTGTTGTCCAGCTTGGTGTGCAGGCTGGTGTGGGTGTCCATAGTCCTCTAATACAGAAACAGGGCAGGAAGCTCTCGCCCCCTGCCCATAGTGTTACACACAGCCAGCGGTGCCGGCAATCCCGTCAGTTGTAAAACTTAACCCTCGGGTACGCCGAGGATGTGGGCCGGGTAGGTGGTCAGCACGGAGACGTCTGCCCCTTGGCGCAGGGCTTGCCCCACGACGTAGTGGAAGATCCGGGTGCTGTCGCCGCACTCGAAGATCTGGATCTCATCAACCTCGACAGGCTTGCCCTTCCTAAACCAGCTGGTACGCACGATGCTGTGGATCTCGTCGGGCACGTTGCCGACGGTGTAACAGAGCGTGGGCCGCCTAGGCGGCCTCGGCTCACGCTTGGACTTGTCTGCGACATCCACGGGGTCTCTCCAGAAGATCCAAGCGACCACCCGCAGGAGGCCCAAGAAAAAGTTAGGCGTTCGTAGCACGGGCAGTTCTCCGGTAACGGCAGGGTTTTGCGTACACCCGCTCGTCAAGACACGGGAATGACCCGCGTGTCTGTTGTACTACGTCCAGCTGTCCGAAGCACTTCGCAGCAGCTGCGCCATCTCCTCGGGAGTGCGTTGGCTCTCGCGCGTGAAGATAGACGTGTCCTGTTGTCCCAAACTCTGAGATCCACTGCCCTGCAACGGATCTACTGTTTTGAGTTGTCCCATTTTGTCCCGTTTTGTCCCAACCTGTCCTTTGGGTGTCCCAAAGCCCGTCTGAAGCTCCGGTTTGGGACAACTTGGGACAAACTGGGACAAACTGGGACAACCCATTTCCTGAGATCCCTCTCCAGCACTGGATTCTTCTTCTTTGGGACAAGCTATACCTCCTCCCCCCACGCGCGCGAGTACTGCTGAGTAACGCTTGCTGGAACGTTCTCCTTCAACCGAGACCAGCCCCCGGTCGACCAAGCGCTGGAGCGACTTCGAGATTGCGCTGACGCTGCCCCCGAGGAGAGGGTCGGCGTTCAACTCAGTCCGAGTCATTGGCACGCCTTTGGTGCGCAGCCGCTGAAGCACCCGGTCGATGATCGAGGCAGGACTGGCCGAATCGACTCCTTCCAGAGCCGGCAGATCCTGGAGCGAGAACGTCAGGTCTTCCTGCTGGCGCAGGATCAGCTGCTTGCCCTCGTTCCCTTCCCGGCTCTTACCGATGGTTATGAGCCGTGCAGAAGCCCCTACACGCTCCAGTTCGGCCTTCTCCGGCCTACGGATACCCCAAGACTCATCCACGGCATCCTGGAGCGCCGAGGTGCCCCTGAAGTCGCCTGTTTTGGCTGCGTGGTGGATGAAGACGATCGTGGTTGCTGGGAAGCTCTCGCCGTTCTCGGCGCTGTACCAGTAAATGGGCTCGGCGTATTCAGCCTTGTTCTGGTCGTAAGCGCAGCCCCTCATACAGGCCGTAACGGAGTCCCACACAACAAGGGAAGGCCGATGCTCTTCGATCTGCTGGATAAACCACGGATACCAGAGCATCGAAACCTTGTTCTGTACCACAACAGGGTCATCAGCTGTGAAATCCAGATCGGCAAACTGCTTCCGAATCCGCCGACTGTTTTGATCACCATTCAGCCAAAGCACCTTGCCCGGTTCAACTGGAACATCAGCCCCTCGCACAGAAAACGGAATTCCGCGTGCAATGTGCTTGGCAAGCGTCATGACAGCCATAGTTTTGCCGCAGCCTCCACGTCCGTGGATCAGCACTGTCCCCGGCTTAGGCAGTAGATCAGGAATCAGGTATTCGATTGGCGTGTCCTCCGTGGCAAAAATTTCCTGCAGAGTTCCTCCCTGTGATCCGCGCCTGTATTCCTGATCCGCAATCAGAAGCCGCACAACCGCAGCGGCCTCCCTGTAACCAGCTTCCAGCGCAATTTCGTGGAGCTTGTGCTGCACTTCCGAAGGATTGGGCAACCCCATGGCCGCCGTCGCCCGTTTGACTATTTCCTCGTGCGAAAGACCAGTGCTACGGAATCGCTGCACGCGGTCTTGCTCAGCACTGTCAACAACCCTGCGCAAATCCTCAGACAGCCACAGCCGCCCTGGCATCTGCTGATCAGCCATCCAGAACAGCGACCCAAGCGTCACCGGCCCTTTCTTGAAAGACTTCCAAACCTCCTCGCAGGGGTTGGAGCTAGCCCACTCTTCGCTGTATTCAGGATCATCTGACGACCATGCCGCCCACAAGGTGAGGCCCAAGTCCGTAGGCAATTCCGAGTGGATCGCCATACCCACCTTGACCCAGTGGTCCCGACTACCGGCCCCCTGCCCTGGAATCACCCGCAACGCGGACTGAATAATCTCAGCCACCTCAGCCGGATCTCGATCTGAGAAATCAAGCGCCTTGCGGTTTTTGATAAACCCGCCGTCTTGTAGCTCTTTACCGGCGGAATCACGCATCTCAGCCAGCAGCCACGCTGGAGCCTCCGGAATGGCCTCCAGATCGCCCTGAAAGCCGTACCGCCCAACTGGAGCCTTCCCATCACTGGAGCCCGGATACGCCCCGTAGAGGAGTCCCTGACGGCCCCAGAGGACCTCATAGCCCTGCCCGGTATCGGACAACCCAAAACCCCTTACAACGCCCCACAGAGCCTCTGGGACGCGAAACAGGTACTTCGCCGCATTGGCCTTGGTGGACGTAACGACTGGAGCACCGTCGAGCGAATCGCACCACTTGCTCTTCAATCTGGCGAGATTCCTGTCCACATCAAGGATTACGAGACCGTTGCTCCTCGCCCCAGTGAACACACCAACCGCCTGGAACACTTCCGGCTTGCGCTCGATCTGCAACGCGACATCCGCCGGATCCATGACGACGTGATGCGACCGTTCCAGCGGCGTCTTGCCCTTGCTGACCTTCCCGGACTGGAGCAGCGCATCTTTCCGGTAAATGGGCGCATACGCCAACCCGACAGGCAACTGGCGCACAAATGCCAGAAGCTCTTGCGTCTCATGCGACACGATGTTAGACTCCTACAGTGAAAGTTTTGAGTGTGCCCCGAGGCCGGCAGCCTTGGGGCATTTTTCTATGGTAGCCATCCAGGCAACCCCGTGCTACTGTATGAGAGTTGCCACCCGGCGACCACCCAAACCGACCATTCACCATGGCATTTCTTTCCAAGACTGCTTCAGCCAACGTCAACAGCTCGGGCAGCGGCGGCGGCTACCTGCAACTTTCCAAACTTCCTGACGGCGGCTCAGTCCGCTTTGCACTGCTCTCGGACGAGCCCCTGGAGGGCTACGAAGTCTGGGGCCAATGCGCCGGCCAATCCAAGCCCTTCCGCTTCGAGCAAGAACCCACCCCCGAGGACGTCACGGTGGAGCTGGGCGACTTTGAAGCACGCGAAGGCCGTGGCGGCCCCGGCACCGTCGACCTGAAGTTCTTCATTGCGGTCCCGGTCTACAACTACGAGTCCGGCAAAGTCCAAGTCCTGCAGATCACACAGAAGTCCATCCTGAAGGAAATCGACCAGATCTCCCAGATGGAGGATTACGAGGACCTGCTTGCCTGGGACTTCACGATCAGCAAAAAGGGCTCGGGCCTTACGACGGAGTACACGGTCCGCCCTGTCCCCCGCAAGAAAGGCAGTCAAGAGCACATCGACGCCGCCTGGCTTGAAGCGAAGTCCGAAGGCTTCGACATTTCGAGGCTTTTGACAGGAGCCAACCCCTTCAAGGCTGTCTGATAACACTGGAGTTATCACTTACCCCGGCTTCAGCGTTCCCCGTGCGCTGTGTAAGACCGGGGCTTCTTATTGCCACGCCGAGCTTGACACTAGGTAGTAGAATCCAGATGGGAAAGAGTATCTGCATGGCCTCCAATACCCAAGACGTACTGGCAGGCCTACGTAAATGGCGACTGGAGCAAGACAACTCTGGCCCATTCCGCGTCTACCGAGACGCAAACGGCACTGTGTACCACTCAGTAACCCATATCCTCAAAGAGACCAGCGACACCACCGGACTGGAGCGCTGGATCGCCCGCCTGGGACCCGAAGAGGCCACCACCCAGCGCAATGTTGCCGCCACCCGAGGCAACATGGCCCATTCACAGGCCGAATATCTCCTCAAAACCGCCCAGCGGCTGGCACGCAGCACCGCCAACAAGCGCAACGCCATTCACTGGGACTCCCAAGGCCTGGCCCGCATCCCACCCAAGATCACCCAGTGGGCCCTGACCAAAGTCCGCCCCACCGTCCCTAGGGTTGGCTGGAGCGCCTCCGGCTACGCCCGTGGCCTCTCCGACTGGATCGCCGCTAACGCGACCGAGATCTTCGCGTCTGAGTTTTCCATTCATCACCCGGCCGGCTTCGCTGGAACCTGCGACGCCCTGATCGGCATGAAGAACAACGAGCTGGTGCTAGCCGACTGGAAGACCAGCGTGGGCCGCAAAACCACCACCGACGAAGACGGCTTGGAACGCCTCCCGCCGGGCCATTCATACATCGACCAGTGCGGGGCCTACAGCCTCGGCCTGAAACACCTCACAGGCCTCCGGCCCACTGGAGCAGTCGTCGTCCTGGCCCGCCGCTGTGGTGCCCCCAATGTCCATTCAATGTCGGCTCGCGAGCTCGCCGACGCAGAGGAATCATTCATGGCTAGAGTAGTACAGTACTTCGAGAAGCTCGAAGCCTCGTGATTCTTAGCCTGGTACTTCTGACCACCCCGCCCGTCATCAAAACCGGCACCTGCCCCCTTGGCTGGTACTCATCGGCCGGCTACTGCATCCCGGCAAGCCATTCAAGCCGCCCCGCCATTCAAAGGGCTGGTACATGTCCCTTGGGCTGGAGCATTAGCAGCCCCGCTTACTGTGTAAAGCGCTAAAACCCATTCATGGCTAGCACCAACACCTAAACACCGGTATTTCCGGTAGTTGCCTTGGTGCTTGGGGCGTAGACGGCCAGACCGGCCACGGTGTCTCGGGGTGTGTCCCACGAGTCTCAACCTGGGACACAGCAAAGCGGGATCCCGGCGAACCGGAACCCCGCGGTGTTGGCTGTGATCACTTAGGCGGTTTGCCTGGAGCGTGGCTTATAGCTGGGGCGAGCTTTGCCCTTATCGGTCCGGGCTTTACGTGGTGCCCCTGGCTTTGGACGTGTCAGCGGTTCTGTGCGCGCATTTTGTGCGGATAATTTCAGGCCTGCCGGTTTGAGATCACTGGGGCAAGCCTCGCCCCGGTTGACGGTCTGGCAAGCCTCCCAGTATGGGATCAGGCTCTCCCAAAGCTCGCGGATCCCTTCCTTTCCGTGCTGTTGGTGGAGCGTCAGCAGATCGCGCCATTCTGCGGCAGTTAAGGTCGAGCGCTCCGCGCAATACCGCAGGTCCCGTAACTGGCGCTTTTCGTTGCGGATCTGCTCGCGCAGCAGCTCGCGGGTATCTGCCGCCAGCTGTTTACGCTCCCGTTGTGTGGTCCATTCGCCGCCGCTCATGCCAGAACCTCCCGCAACCATGCCTGGCCCGCTTTGACGCTGGCAGCGCTGAGATAGGTCCCGTCACCGTCAAGGTTGAGACCCTGTGTAATGCCCTGGAACGTCGACAGGTAGTAGGAGCTCAGAAGCCAACCGCCGGGCCGCCTGAACTCAACGATTGGCTCAGGGTGGCCGCCTGGCACCCGCTCGACGGCCGCCAGACTGACATGTAAAGGTGCCTGGCACGTTGTCAGCATGCTG